ATTGTAGGCATTAAAGACACAAACAGTTTAGCTAAGGTGCTTGAACCTATTATGCTACGCAGAACCATAGACTCACTTAATTTACCAGAACCTGTGGAAGAAGCTGTGTACTTGCAATTAACACCGCTGCAGCATAAGTTATACAAGCAGATGGAGGAAACCTTTATGACATGGGTTAACTCTCCAGAAGCTGAAGAATTAAGCGGTGTAGTGTTTGCAAGAAATGCTTTAGCTAAAACAATTAGGCTAAGGCAAATAGCTTGCTCGCCTGCTTTGATTGGTGATAAGGATGAAAGCTGTAAAACAGAAGCAGTTATGGATTTAGTAGACGCAATAGCACCATTTGAAAAAGTTATTATATTTACTAATTTTAAGGATTATGCAAATATTCTTGCAAAAAAGCTGGCAGATTTTAAACCTGTGGTAATTACTGGTGCAGTCAACGATGCAGGCAGAGCAAAGGCACAACAAACATTTTTAGAAGATGATGAATGTAGAGTCATGATTTGTACTATCATGGCTGCGTCTGAAGGATTAAATTTGCAGGTGGCATCTACAATTATATTTACTGACTTAGATTATGTGCCTGCAAATATTAGACAAGCGGTAGGTAGAGCCTATCGCAGAGGACAAACTAAAGCAGTTAAAATTATTAAATTAGTTTGTTCCGGTACAGTTGAAGAAAGTGTGCTAAATATACTAGAGCATAAAGAAACAGTGTTATCCGATATGGAATATGTAAATTTATTAATTAAAGACATGCGTAATAAATAAAGAAAGGGTGGTATATTTTGAAGGAACCTAAATTGGCGTATACAGTTGCGGAAGTAGCTGAACTACTTAGTATTTCAGAAACAAGTGTACGCAGATTAATAGCAAAAGGTGTATTACGTAAAGTTGATTGGTCGCTAGAAGCTACTAGAATTCTTGCACAAGATGTGCATAAGTTAGTTGAAAAGAGAAAGGTTGATGATAAAAATGACCAATGATGGTAATGTCATTACTATAACCATTCGTCGAAATGGTGTTATTGACGATATAAATAATACTGTAATTGATTGCAATAAATACCTTACAGCAGCATTAACAGATAAAAATGAATGTATATTAACAGCTTTTTGCGATAAAACGTTTATAGAAAATATAATTGCTAGATTAGAGGTAGTGCTTTTTACGCAATTATGCAACTACGATTTAGGTGAAATACTAGCATCGTTGTCTGCTATAGAAAGTGCTTTTAGTAACTTCCTGAACGAGCAAGCTGATGAAGGTTTTATCATAAAAATAAACGGAGGTGACAAAGTATGCTAACCGTTAGTGCGTCAATGCTTAGTACCTATAAAGTATGCCCTAGATTATACTACTTCAGGTACATTGAAAATCTTGTACCAGTATCTATGGATGAAAAATTAGTAGCAGGCTCAGGTATGCACATAGGAATTGCAGCCTATTATAAAAACAATATGGATAGAAATATAGCATTTGATTATTTAACTGCTTGGAAAGAACTTCTGTGGGAAAAGTATTATGCTTTACCATTAGTAGCACAAACGGATGAGCAGGCAAAGGAAATAAGCGATGCTGTGGATATGAGTTATAAATTACTTGAATATTATTTAGATTTTGCTCAAGTTAACGACGCATTTAAAGTAAACGCTATTGAGCAAGATTTTGAAGTACCTGTGTGGACACCAGATAATAAAGTCATGCGTGGTATACGATTTAAAGGTACATTTGACGGTATTGTTACAGATCACAACAACAATGTGTGGTTACTGGAGCATAAATCCGCTGCATCTTTTCCACAGGATATAGTGCTGCAATTAGACCATCAAGCCAATTACTATTATTTAGCGGCAACTCAATTATTAGGTAAACCTAGAGGTATTCTATACAATGTGGTGCGTAAAATTAAACGACCTAATCAAGTAAAAGACGATATAGTTAAACGCATTTCGGTTATCCGTAATGAAGATGAATTATTAGCTATCAAAAATGATTTGTATTACACTGTGCAAAATCTTAAAAAAGATATGCCTATTATGCAGCACAAGTTTTGTGCAGGTCTGCACTGTACATGGCGTTGCAGCTATACAAGCCTTTGTACTGCTATGAACGCAGGTATGGATTGGCGGTATATAGCTGAAGCAAAGTATGTAGTAGAACCTGAACGTGAGTCTTGGGAGGACAAGATTAACACTGTGGCTAAGCGTATCACAGAACAAAGAATTTTAAAGGAAATTAATGAAGGGGGTAAGTCATATGAGTAAACTAACAACAGATACTAAAACAGCCCATAAGAAAATAATATCGTTAACAGAAAGACCGTCGTATATTAAAGGCTTGATATATGCTGATGCTGGTAAAGGTAAAAGCTGGTTAGCTGCGACTGCACCTAAACCTTTAATTTTACTGGGTGAAGCTGATGTAACAATAGCTACCCTTAAAGCGTTACAAAAAACCAAAGGCATTGTTCCAGATATTTGGGAAGTTAATTCTTTAGACGATATAGCAGAAGCATATGAATTTTTATGCAACGGTAATCATGATTACGAAACCGTTGTAATTGACGGTTTAACAGATGTTAACAGCAGAATTAAACGTGCCGCTGTGGAACACGCTGTATCTAAAAGAGATACGCATGACCCAGATATTCTTGAACAAAGCGACTGGAATCGTGTTAGCGAAAAAATGCGTAATTTAGTACGCAGTTTTAGAGATTTGCCGATGCACGTCATCATGACAGCACTAGTTATGGATATTAGATCAGAAATGATGTACGCACCTTTTGTGCAACCTAAAAATTTAGCACTAGAGTTACCAGCATACTTTAACTTTGTGGCATTACTTGATGCAGATACCGATGCTGACGGTGTTGTTACACGCAGGTTGTATGTGCAACCATCTGATAGATATGTATCTAAAAATCCAAGTGGTGCTTTAGACCCAATAGAGTACAATCCTGATTTGGGAGTTTTGTTTCCAAAAATTCTTGCAGCAATTTAAAGGGGGTGTGCTTATAGAGAGGTTGTTGGGTGTATTTAATTAAATCAGTAACAGATTATTAAAATTTATTAAAGGAGGAAGATAATTATGCCAAAATTAAATTTATCTTTTAGTGATTATGATGGAGATTTAAATGTAGGTAAATTTGAGCCTGTACCAAAAGGTATATATGAAGTAACTATTGATGCTTCTTGGTCAGATGAAATCCGCACTAGCCAAAATGGTACACAGTACATCAGTTTATGCTTTGTCATTAACGATGGTGAGTATGCTAATCGTAAAATTTTCGACAATTTTATGATTGAAGGCAGAGGTATTTGGAAGTTAGGTAAACTGCTTGTAGCTATAGATATGCTTGATCCAGCCAATCCCAGTGATTTAAGAGTCGATACTAGAGATTTGCATGGCAAAGTCTTAAAAGTTAGAGTTGACCAAAGAGAATATAATGGTGAAATAAAGAATGAGATTAAAGACTTCTTACCTTTATCTGCTAAAGATCCCGACAATAATACTAGGAAAGGTAAATTAGCGTTCTAATGAATTATCCAGTAATACTAGCATTAGACCCAGGAGTTACCACAGGTTATATACTGGCGTCAGAACCGCTTACTTATATCGAGTGTGGTGAGGTCGTTAATTTCAACGACCTCCTACCTGTTTTAAATAAAGCAGATAAGGTAATTATAGAGTCCTTCACATTATATCCTTGGAAGGCACAGCAACAAGCATTTTCAAACATACCGTCTGCAGAAATTATTGGTCGTATTAAGGAATGGTGCAGTATAAACGGTGTGGAAGTGGTAGAGCAACAGCCATCAAAACGGATAGTTGCTACTGATAAACTATTAAAAGCCACAGGTGTGTGGCAATTTACGCGAGGCAAAAAACACGCACGAGATGCCGCAAGACACTTACTAGCATACTATTTAAACAATGGCGATGAAACAGTATTACGTTCCTTGTGGCAAGCCATTGTAACATACAACGAATCTAATGAGTTTGATAAAGTGGAATAATCTTATTTTGAATAATAAAAAATTAGTGAGGTGTTATATTAATGAGCAGATGTATAGCATTTACACCATCAGACGATAAAATAATGATTTGGTACGATGTGCAAAGCATAATACTAGAACCGGCAGTAAACAGGCAAGGATACGTTGTACGTATACAAAGAGCAGGCACTACACAATCAGAGGCAGTGTTTAACAATCTTACTAAAGAACAAATGGCAATACTGTTTAAACAGTTGGCGTCGTGGGAGAACGACAACGCAAAGGGTATGTTCATTTTAAAAATACCACAAACAGCCCCTGCGGAAATAAAGCAATCTGATGGAGGTATTACGTCAAATGAAACAACATCAGAACAATCTGCATCAGAACAATTTACAGCAGAGCAATCTGCAGCAAAAAAACCAAAACGATCCACAAGAAGCAGTAGAAATAACAAGCTATAATTTATGCGACTGTGAAAACTGTGGTTTATACGGTTGCAGAAGAATACTACGCACACTGCCTACTACAAAAACTAAAATAGCTGTAGTAACTGACATGTTTCATAGTAATGCTAATAGAGTTAAAAACATTTTTTACGGTAGGGCGGGTAGTATTTTTGAAAAGGCACTGCATGA